CTGTAATTGAAATATCAGCTCCTGCTGTAACTGTTCCTACACCAACACCTACAGATAAACCAACACCTACAATCATAGCATCTGGTGAAGGATCTACTGTTCCTTCTTGAGTTGTTAATCCAATTCCTGTTAAATTAATTAAAGTATTTGGTGTTGCAATAACAGAACCAAGATTAGCTGTTAATCCAATTCCAGTAACAGGAGCTTGTGCCCAAACACCTGAAGCACCCCATGATTCTTCTCCCCATTGAGTTCTACCCCAACCTTCTTCATTAAATCCATCTGCAGTTCCTGCTGCAACTCCTAAAGCTACACCAGTTAACATAACATCAGGAGCAGGATCTACTGTTCCAATAGACGCTTCTAAAGCTATACCTGTTAAATCAACTTCAGCTAATCCTTCTGCTGTTATTGTTCCTAAATTTAAATTTTGTTGTATGCCAGTAATTTCGTTTTGAACATCAATAACAACTGAGCCTGTTCCAATAGAAGCTTCTAAACCTATACCTGTAACTAAAAGATCACCTGAAATACCCCAAGCGTTTTCACCAAAAGTTAATCTACCCCAACCTGTATTAATTTCAGTTGATGTACCAACATTTCCTTGGGCACTACTTAACTGTTGTCCAGTTAAGGTAACAGAAACATCATTCTGTTGACCCCATGAACCAGTATTCCAACTTAACGTGCCCCAAGTATTGGCCATAATAGGTTCCTCCTATTACGCGTTACCAATTCTTAGAATCGCTGCTGCTGTTGTGAAAGACGGAAATTGAATTGTAAACGTCCCTGAAGTTGCTGTTTTATCTGCACCAAAATTTAAAACACACACCGCATCAGTAGTGTTTGAACCACCACCCATTGTGCTGTTGTAAATTAAAGCACCTCTAGCTGTTATTGATACTCCAGTGAAAGACAAATCGTTAAAGTCAACAATTGCAACACCTGATGCAACTGAAGTACTTGGATTTGGTTTTACTAAAGTGCCACCACCTGCAGCATACGCACCTGAGTTACCAACTTCACCTGAAGTAGCATAACCAGTTGTTGCTGCGCTTAATGTAGCAGTAGAGATATAAAGTGCAAGTTTGAAAGTGTCTCCTCCAGAATATTGAAATTCGTGGTCACCTTCTAACAGTTCCTTCTTGAATGAATTACAAACCGCTTGTGTTATTGCCATATTTTACTCCTTTAACTTTTAACTTTGTTTAGAATAACGTGGCGACCCGCTTTGGTATTCATCACGTCTTCTTCTGCCCATTTGTTCTATATTAAATCCTTGTAACGCATTCTGATATTTTTGTTCATAATATTGAAGCATATCAGCGGGTCCTTTAAGAAAGCCAAAGGCTTCTACAAGGGATGCATACAAAAGTCCGTTGGGAAAATTCGTACTTAAATATGTAGTCGTATTAGTAGCCGATAATCCAGTTGGTTTCAAGATATAATTTATCTGCATGGTATAATTTGCATTAGGTGTAGGAGCTATAACTATCTGATTATCATCCCAATATCCGTAGTATTTTGGAATACCTTGAGTTTCTTTTGGATTAAACTCTGATATAAAGCTTGTATCTCTATATTCCACAAAAGATCTATCTGTAGGCTGCCCTACGCCATCTGAGTCTACAATTTGAATTGATCTAATAACGGCTGTTTCTGTGTTTCCTACGTCAGGAGTATTTACATATCTTTGACCTGATACAATTGTGGCTGTAGCATATTTTCTATTATTATCAGAATCAGAATCTCTAAAAATTCTTTCTTCGGAATCTAAAATAAACCCATCTAATATAGAATCTGTAAATACATTAGAATCAACTTCTGTGTAATTTCTTATTTTTGTTAATAGTTCTGCGTAAGTCATGGTGTTAATGTTACTGGTCCTGCTGTTACGACCGCTCCTCCTGCATCTTCAGTTATAGCAGTTGTTGTGTTTAAATTAAAGGTAAAACTATTTGTTGTTACTGAACTAATAATAAAAGAATTTTCATATACCGTAAAAGCTAATCCTCCTGGTGAACCGTCTACATTTCTAAGTTCTATTATATCACTTACAGCTCTTTTATTACTAGGTTCCGATATTGATATAGTTGAAGAATTTGCTGTTGTACTTATTGGATTACTAGGTAACATACTAGCTACAGCTGGTTCTGTTCTGTCAGGTTTTGCATTTTGTAAACCTTCAGGATCTGCTCCGTGAGCTCTTGGTTGTAATTGTGGCTGTTTAGGTTCAAACTCTGATGTGTGAACTCTAGAACCATTCCACTCTCTAACCATTTCTGTATAGGGAAACTCCATACCTGATCTATCAGATATAAATTTTGCATGTTTACCTTTTGAAAAATTAGACATTTGGATAATAAGTTTTAGGTGTTATGAATGAACTAGAAGAAGAACCATCTTCAGTTAAAGCTCTTTGTAATTCATCCTCATATAACAATTTTAATTCTTGTGTTCTTTGTGGTGCTTTTTTCTGTGAAAGATAGTAAGATAAACCTGCACACATACATGGAACAAATCTATAAGGTACGTCTGTTGCATTTGTATAATCACCAACATCTTGTATTCTTTTTACATAATAATAATTAAGTTTATTACCTGCTTCAGAAGAACCTGGTGTTAAATATAAAGTGATTGTAACTTTATCTATAAATCTCTGTACAAAATATTGTGAAGGTGTTCCTTCAGATGTTTTATTTGAAAGACCTTGGTATGTAGATCTATTTATTTTTGTAAGAGGTGTATCCACATTTGATGAGTTTCTGTAAACAGCTTCTAATATATCATCAACACCATAAACAGCTGTAGCACTAGAAGTGCCATCACTTGTTGACCTAAACATTGTGTATTCTGCTTGACCATCAACTAATGTAATTGAGTTATTTGCTACTTCCCAATAATGAAGTCCTCTATTACTCCACTCTTGAAATAATATATTAAGAGATCTTCTAGCTGACTTTAAATCATAACCAGCGTTTGGTTCTAAACCAATTCTTTCATAAGATTCTTCAATGATTTCATCAATTGAAAAATTTTTATCAAATACTGTTGTACCGGAAGTAGTGTTAGCCATCTACCCTCCTATTTATCTATCAATACAGTACACTTTGAACTTGCTATTGCATTACAAGTAATAAATCCTTTAAACAAAATTCCATCAGAAGGAAAATTGAAAGAGAAAACGTCACCTGGAGGAACTTCAGCTGTAAACTGAACTGCGTCCGAGTCACTAAAACTTATAGATCCTGTAGTTGTAGTTGTTGTCGTGTTAGAAAGAACTAATCCTCTTAATCTAGTTCTACCACCAAATACAGAACCTGTAGCTGTTACTTGTACTGCTTTTACATCACCTTGTATTGCCATATTTTTACTCCTTATTGGTGCGGGTGAGTATCAAGATCAAAAAGTCTTGAAGTTTCTCACCCACATAATTATTACGCTGCGAATGCAAACGCACCAGTAACAGCTGCTGCTGCTCCAGTGAATTCAGTTGCAATCGTCCACACACCATCTTCAAAACACATGAAAGCAATTTTGCCGCCAGTTGTTAAAACATTAGTTGCTGCATCAGCTGGAGTGAAAACTAATTGTGTTTCACCTGCTGTTGAAGTATCAAAAGTTACTTCATTTGCTGCTCTTGATTCAATTAATGAACCAGTTGCCCAAACGTCAGTTCCTACTGCATCAAAAGTTAAAGTCGCAGTTCCGCCAGCTGTATCTTTAGCTTGAACGTAAACAGCGATAGAACCTCTAGTTGCTGCTGGTAATGCTACAGCACATGCTGCTGCACCTGTGTAGTTTACAGTTGCTATAATTTCATTAGCAATAGTAATGTTAGCACCTGTTGCTGTGTCAGCTAATGTCAAACCTGTTAGGTCAGGCATTCCTGAACTCATTCTTGTTGTAATTGCACCAGTAGTTGCGTTTTTAGTAGCCATTTGAAAGCCACCTTCCGAACGTACTGGACCATTAAATGTAGTACTTGCCATATTTATATCCTCCTAGTTTTCCGAACATAGTCTCTAGGCCGTCGACTATACGCGTCTATGTTCTAATTAATGTATAGTGTGTATTTTATAGCTTAGTTTTGAATAGAGTGCAAGAGATTGCGTAGTGAAAGTGCGATTTCAGCGATGTAGCGTTTTTTATGTTACGTAGCTACAGA